AGAGTGGCTTTTACTGATTTAACTGATGCTAATTCGAAAAGAAAACAAGTATTATTCGACAGAGAAAACCTTGTTTTAGAGAATGATTTTCTCATCAAATATAAAGGCAACTGGGGTCAGCAAGTAGTCTAAACTAGGACTAAGACTTAGGAGTTATTTTGGCTATAACAAACGGCTATGCCTCACTCAGCGAAGTGAAAGCGGCCTTACGCATTACGGATTCTATTGACGATTCTCTTTTGGAGATGGCAATTGAATCTGCTTCAAGACTTATAGACGGCTATGCCGCACGCCAATTTTATTCATCTGGAACTGCTACAAGATACTTTGTTGCCCAGGATGATTTTGTTGTTGAAGTAGATGACCTTGCGAACGGAACTGTAACAATTACAACAGCTCAAGATGCTGATGGTGTTTTTGATACAACTTGGGGAACTGATGATTACCAACTTGAACCTTTGAATGGTGTTCTTGATGGCATTCCTTGGCCTTACACAACTATTCGTGCTGTCGGCGATTACTTGTGGCCTATTGAGGGTGGAGAAGCTTTAATTAAAGTTGTTGGAACTTATGGTTGGCCATCTGTACCTATTGCAATTAAACAAGCTTGCGTTATTCAGTCATCAAGAATTTACAAACGTTTAGATTCACCTCTTGGCGTGGCTGGCTTCGGAGATTTAGGCGCTATCCGCGTATCCACTCAACTTGACCCAGATGTTGCACAACTTGTTATGCCTTACAGAAGATTGAGAAACTTTATTTAATGGCATCCGTATCCTCAATTAGAACAGGTCTTGCAACAAGACTGGGAACAATTACAGGTTTAAGAACTTCTGCTTTTATGCCTGACAACCCAAACCCACCTATCGCTGTTGTTATGCCATCGAGTGTTTCTTATGATGATGTTTTCAAAAGAGGGATGCAAACTTACGTTTTCAATGTCCTTGTCATTGTTGGCAGGGTAGATGAAAGAACTGCGCAATCAAATCTTGATGCCTATGTTTCAAGCACAGGCACTTCAAGCATCAAAAGAGCAATTGAGGGTGACAAAACTCTTGGCGGAGTTGTGTTCGATACAAGAGTTACTGAGATGAGAAACTACGGCCAACTACCTGTTGGTGAGGTAACATATCTAACAGCAGAGTTTACAGTTCTCTGCTACGCAGACTAGGAGTAATAACACAATGGCAAAATTTGCTGCAACAGACTATGACATCAAAATCAATGGTTCAGATTTCTCTGTAAATCTTAACTCCGTTGAATTGTCACAAGAGGCTGACGATTTAGAAACTACCGCTTTCGGTTCTTCTTGGAGAACTAGAATCGGTGGCTTGAAACAAGCATCATTAACACTTAACTTTATGCAAGATTTTGCAGCAGGTTCAGTTGATGCAACCCTTAACCCATTACTAGGTTCAATTGCAACAGTTGTAATCAAACCTACAAGTGGAACAGTAACTTCAACAAACCCAACTTACACAATGACAGCGTTGGTAACCCAATACTCACCATTCGCATCAAGCGTTGGCGATATTGCTACACTTTCCGTCACTTGGCCTGTATCTGGTTCAGTAGTTCGCGGAACTGCTGCGTAATTAGAAAAGGAAACAAATGAAAATCAACCTGCGCGTGAAATACCAAGATGGTAATTCTAAAGAAATAGTTTGTTCAGCAAGAGACTTAGTTGCGTTTGAAGAAAAGTACAGCAGGTCAGTAGCGAAACTCGAATCAGAGTTCAAACTTACTGACCTGCTTTTCTTAGCGTGGCATTCTGAAAAAAGAACCAATGCAACTAAAAAAGAATTTGATAATTGGTTAGACGAAGTTGATGAAATCGGCGTGAGCGACAACGACCCAAAATAAAGCCGCTCGGAGAAAACTCTGAGCATTGGTTTATTGCTTATTTGGCTTGTGAAACAGGAATTGCGCCCTCTTTGCTATTAGAGCAGTCTGAGCGTATGCTTTTCACAATGGGAATGTACTTGCGTTGGAGAGCTTCCGAACAAAATAAGAGGTAATTGTGGCTATTGGACTTTCAACTGAAGTTCGTGGTCTACGAGAAACTTTAATAGAATTACGCAATTTAGATAAAACTTTATACACACAGTTAAATTCAGATATTAAAAACGCTTCTTTACCTTTTGCTAAAAGTATTGAAAATGCTTTACCTAAATCTGTTCCTCTATCTGGTTTTACCCATAGTGGGGCAACTGCTTTTAGGTCATCTGATAACAAAACTGAAGTCAAAACAGGTACAAAAAAACCTAGAGGTAACACACCAACAGCTTTATTGAAAGTTGTTGTTAAAGGTCGTGGTTTGGCTATTGCTGATATGGCTGGTAGGAAGAAAACTACTGGTCGTTCATCTGGTCGTTCTAAACCATCTAATCGTAGACCAACTGGTTACAGGTTAAGTGGTCAAGGCACAGCGTTGATTCGTAACTTAAATAACATTCACGGAGCATCTCGTTTTGTTTGGCCTGCCGCTTTGAAAAATCAGAATTTGATTGATAATAGTATTGAACGTTCTTTACAAGAAGCATCTGCAAAGGTGAACCGAAACTTATTGGTGGTTAAGTAATGGCAATTATTGTACCAATTCTCACGCAGTTTGATGACAAAGGAATCAAGTCTGCTGTAAGAGAATTTGATAGAGCTAAAACCAGTTTAGGTAAATTTGCCGCTGTTGGTGAGGGTTTCAAAGCAGTAGGAACAAGTCTCACCAGAAACGTCACACTTCCTTTAGCTGTTGCAAGCGCTGGTATTTACAAACTTGTTCAAGCAGGTTCAACACTTCAAGAATCTATTTCTAAAACAAACGCTGTATTCGGTGCTAATGCCAGAGAAGTCCAAGATTGGTCGAGAACAACAAGTGCTGCTTTCGGTGTTTCACAACAACAAGCACTTGAAGCTGCTGGAACTTACGGAAACCTTTTCAGAGCATTTGGCCTTGGTTCAAAACAAGCACAAGATATGTCTCAAACTCTTGTTGAACTTGCAGCAGATATGGCTTCCTTTAACAACGTTCCAATTGATGAAGCACTACTTGCTTTACGTTCAGGTCTTTCAGGTGAAACTGAACCATTAAAACGTTTCGGTGTTGCTCTTACTGATGCACGTCTAAAAGAAGAAGCGTTAAGACTTGGTTTAATTAAAACTACTTCAGGTACTTTACCTATCGCTATAAAATCGCAAGCTGCATATTCTTTAATTTTGAAAGACACAGCATTACAACAAGGTGACGTTGCAAGAACCTCTCAGGGTTTCGCTAACCAAATGAAATTTTTACAAGCCGAAGTTTCTAATGTCAAAGCCCAAATTGGTACAGCATTGCTCCCAGTTGTTCTTCAATTAGTTGATGTTTTAAGAACAAGTGTCATTCCTTTAATTCAACGTTTTGCTGACTTTATGACTAACTTGAGTCCAAAAGTTATTGATGTTGCTTTGAAGATAGGTTTATTCGTTGCCGCTGTTGGACCTTTGTTGTTTATTTTTGGAACTTTAATTGGTTCTATTAAAACATTTATTGATGTTTTCAGAATACTAAATCTTACATTTTTACTTAGCCCTGTTGGTTTAGTAATCGCAGGTCTTGTTGCTTTATCAATAGTTGTTATCAGAGCTTGGAAAACCTCAGACACATTTCGTCAAGGAATAGCAAAACTAGGAAACGCATTTATTGGATTTGTTGAGGGCGCAATAAATTATGCAATAAAAGGTTTGAACTTCTTTATCCAAACTATAAACAAAGTTATTAGAGGATTAAAGTTCTTCGGTGTAGATATTGAAGAAATCGGTGAAATCTCAGAAGTTGCTTTTGGTCGTTTATCTTTCAGCGCAGTTGAAGCGAAAAACTCTATGGGTGCTTTAGCGGCACAAACAGATACTTTGGGTATGAATGTCGCTGACCAGGTTGTTCCTGCTATTGATGATATGAACCAGGGATTAAACGAATCTTCTTCTGCTATGAGTAAAGCTAAAGATGCTGCAAAGAGTGCCGCTCAAGCCATTGTTGATAATCTTGAAGATTCTTTAAGAAAAGCAGAATCAGCTCTAGAAGATGTAAAAGGTAAATTCAATGATTTCAAAGGAGCAATAGGCAATACAATCACAGGTATTTTAGATTTTGGTAAAGCAGCTGAATCTGAGGATTTCCTAAAAGGATTAGCAGACCAAGCAACTAAAGCAACTTTGTTTGCTGACAAGGTTAAACAACTTGTTGTTCTTGGTTTGAATGAACGTGCCATCAGACAAGTTCT